GTGCCATTAGATGTCAATACATTTCCAGAACTACCGGGAGCTACGACTTGCAATGCGCTTGTTCCGTTACCTAGCAACACATTGTTAGCTGTCAAGGTAGTAGCGCCTGTGCCACCATTAGCGACAGGAAGAGTCCCTGTGACACCAGTAGTCAAAGGTAAACCTGTGACGTTAGTCATCACACCCGAAGCAGGAGTACCTAGAGCAGGGGTAACTAAAGTTGGACTTGTAAGTGTAGGACTTGCTGTGTCGGCCTTAGTCGCAACAGCCGTAGCAATAGCGTTGAATTCAGTATCAAACTCAGCGCCTCTAACAATCTTTAAAGAATCGCCTGTGGGTAAGCTATCCTTACTTGTGAAATTGGTACTTTTTGTGTAATTTGACATTATACTAGCTTTCCATTTTTAGCGTGAATCTCTAATTTTTGAATAGACAACGGTAAGTTATTGATATCTGCTTCATACCCAGTTTGAATAACCTTACCTGAGCCTGTTGGGTATACTTTAAGTGTTTGCAAGGCTGTACCAGTACTGTATTCAGTGCCTGTAGTATTATACTCGTCAATGCCAAAATAAGATACGCCTTGGGCAGGAATCTGTACGTTCTGAGATTGGTAGTTACCGTAGAAGTCGTAACCCCACTTAAATGTTACGTACTGGTTGCTACCGCCAATGACAACAGCGTTAAGACGTTTCAAAACAGAGGTAACTGATGGCGTACCTAGATCGGTATGATTAGTAAAATACTGAAAACGATAAGTAGACGTATCATCTAAGTAACCAGTGTACTTCGCAACAAAACCGCCCTTACCGAGAAGTAAGGAACCATCTGTGAGGACACAGAAGCTCTTAGGCTCCATACCCGTCCAAGTTGTAACCCTAGCAGCCCCATCTGGAAGAGCGCCTCTCATATCGAAACAGTACACTTGTTTTAAGACAGGGAGGGTCAACAAGTAGAAAGCATCTCTAGGTGAGTACACAGCCTTGATTGTCGCAGCGTCTTCACCAGCTACAGCAGACATCAAGTCATTGCGTACATTCTTAGAGAGATCACGTAGAGGAGCTGACTTCTCTTGGATGGTACGAGTGACGCTACGCACACCAGTGTCAGACAAGAAGATAACGTCTGTGCCTGTGTTAACCACTGAGTCCCTAGCGATACAGCCAATACCCGTGATGACATCATACAGAGTCATCGTAGCAGGGGTATTAGCACCTGTGTACACCAAGATGTTGTGTTTACCGAAGATAAACAGGAAGTTGTTATGAGCAGCTAAGGCAACGATAGTGTCGCCACCTTTAGGCCACACAGATGTCGTATCTAATGTACCTGCTGTACCGGATCCCCACTTATGAGGATTCTTCAAGTCCGACCATTGAACAGTTACTTTGTCTGTAGAAGTGTCAGCATTCCACATACGTCCATAAGCACTAATAACAATATTAGCTAGTTGGACTGTACCGTTATAACCGGATTCTTGGTCTACACGATAATAAGTGGTCGTAGAACCAGCTGGATCAAAACCAATAGGGACATGTCCTCGTTGGAAGAAGTACAAGTCACCATCTAAGAAAGCTGTAGACCAGTTACTGTCTGTGATCGTAGGAGCTGTACCTACACCGTTGAAGGTAACTTCAGAGAGCGTAGTACCTACTAACTTAAAGATCTTATTATTACCTGCACACAGGGTGTAAGTAGATCCGTCTTTGTCTACCAGTTCAGTGATAGTTTTGACATCAGCAGTACCTAAGGCAGCTAATGTGCTGTGCTGCTTAGACCAGCCCTTACGAGCACCTACACGACCATATTGGTCAATGATTGCATTGTTAGCAACTAAGGCAAATCCAGAGGCCAAATCAAGCGATGAGTCCTGTGTGTTCAGGCCCATGAAGCCCGGAGCAGTGATCGAGAAGGCTTGAATCTGTTGAGACATATTAGGCAGGAATCCAAGCATCATTCTCAGGTGAACGAGCCAGTTCAATAGCGATCACATCAGCCAAAGCTTTCTTAGCTAATGCGTAGCACTCAGAGCTAGACAGTCCACCGTCTTCGCCACGTTCAACTAAAGCTCTAGCGAGAGCACCTAAGACGATAGGCTCCTTAGCTAACTTAGTCGTATCTGAGTCAGCACTCATGTCAGATTCTGGCACGACCAAGCTGAAACGGATACTATTAGTACCTACTGGAATAGGCCAGAACATAACTTGAGCGTCACCGTTGCTACTTACACCGTTGAAGGCGTACTCACTAGGATCAGCGTTCTGAGGAGATGCAGTGCTAAATACCCTACGTTCAATCTTATCGACAGTAGTAGGCAACAAACCACCGTAGTCAGTGATGTCTAATACGTTAGTGACACGGAAACGTGTACCAGCGCCTGTCAAGGTATAGCCAGTGTATTGACTAGCTGTTGTAGTAATTGTCACAGAGGTGTTAAAGGCATCCCAATCGTAAGCATCAGCAACTTCACGTTTAGCATCATTGACAAACTTACCTACCAATGTGCTCAGAGTGTTCTCAGCAACGGTAGACACAGTAGGCTCACGAAGACGTACAAGGACGTCATTCACGAGAGAAAGATAAGTAGGGAGTGCCATGCTTACTTGATCTTCTTAGCTTTGTTCTTAGCTGTTCGTTGACCACGCATGGGCATATTAGCTTCGGACATGGCAATAGCGATAGCTTGTTTACGGTCTTTAACGACAGGCCCGCCTTTGCCGCTATGCAGAGTACCTTCTTTGTACTCACCCATAACCTTACCGATTTTCTTAGTTTGTTTCTTGGTAGTTGTAGCCATATGTCTTGAGTCCTTATTTAAATATTCTGTCCATGAAGAATGTGATACCGCCGCCAACTAAGGATGCAATAGTCATCCCCATCCAGAAACCACCTTTAGACTTGTTGGCTAACTCTAAGAGGCACTTAACGTCTCTACTGAGGTCACGTACCTCATGCTGGAGAGATTCAACCTGAGCTTCTAGGCGACCAAACTCACGAGCTGAAACCTCATCCATTACTCCACCTCTGGTGTGTCAGCAGTAACTTTCTTAGGACGACCAGCCTTCTTAACTTCTTCAGTCTCGACAGGGGCTTCATCAGCCACGATTTCATAGTCAGGATGACCCTTCATGGAGTCAATATCGACTTGGTGTTCAAAAGTAACAGTGTTACCGCTAAGTAGGCATTTAAAGGTTACAGACATGGTATGGTTATCCTCAGTGTGTTGTAGTAGATACACCAAAGGAGATCCCTTGTGAGGATCCCCTTCAGTTTAGCTACTATTAGACTGGTACTGCCAATGCAACAGAAGCGTAGTCACGCAATTCAGCAACACCGTACAGAGTGTCAGCAGTAAACAGAGTACCGAGGTATTCTTGTTTGTACTGAGTCTGTGCGCGGATACCGACTTGCTCCACCAAGACAAATGCGTCCTTGTGTGCCATCAAGCAGATACGTGCTGGTTGAGCTGTACCTGAACCATCGTTAGCGTCTGTAGGTGTGTCAGCGTTGGTAGACACAAACACTTTAACGCCATACACATCACCGATTTCACCGTTACGAATGGTGTTGTTACCACCTTGTTCGCCCACGAAAGCTTGCTCAGTGAAACGAGCCAAGCCCATCAGAGTGTTACGGCTTGATGGAGGAACGATGAAGAAACGGTTGTCCATAGGAACATCAGAGTCATCCAAACGCTGAATAGTGCGGCGAATTGCAGCGTCAGTCAAAGCAGCTTGGTTGTCAGTGGTGTAGTCGTAAGCGGTAGTACCGTTAGAACCGATGAAAGCACCAGCGTAACGAGCACCAGCGCCACCTTGAGCCAAACGACCCAAACGGATGATGTCGGTATCAACTTGCTTACCCAGAGCGTAACCAGCATCATCAGTGTAGAACTGACGCAGGCTCGACAAAGCTTGAGCTTCTGTGATGTCTTCGATCAAACGGCTGTATTCGTAGTGCTTGTTGATCAAGACTTGCACTTCAGATTCAGTTGCGGCGATCAGGTTAACTTGAGTAGATGCAGCCTTGACAGAAGCATCGCCACGAGTGGGGCTAGGAATGTGAACGGTGTCACCTTTCTTGCCTTTGAAGCTCATCTTCTTAACGAGGTTGGCAGCGACCAAGCTCTTCTTATAAGCAGCTACAATTTCATCACTCCAAATTTCAGGAATGAACGTTGCTGCGGTTGTATTGGTTACGTGATTAGTTCCGAGACCCATTTTAAATACTCCTAAATAATATACAAATTATGTTTAATAAACTTACCGAACTCGTCCATCAGCATAAGCAGCCATGATTTCAGGCTCTAGTGCTTCGTAACGATCCGGATCACTCATTCGCAGCCGAATAAGGTCGGCCCGACGATAAACTCTCTTCGATGATTCACCAGTACCTCCGGTATCGACAGTAGCAGCTTTTAAGTTCT